GTTGCACATTGGTTAAGTGAAGAGGACTTTGCAAAGAATGGCGGAGTCATGAATCACGAGACAGTCGAGTCGATCACGAAAAAGAGAAAACCTTTTACTGTCGATTATACTGGATTTGGTTGGGTATTAATTAAGAATGGTGTCTTTGAAAGACTTGAGTATCCTTGGTTTGCTCCGAAGATGCAAGTGTTTGATAGTGGCAAGGTACAGGATATGTGCGGTGAGGATGTCTCATTCTGTTTAGATGCAAAGAAAGAAGGCATCGTGACATGGTGCGATCCTCGAATTCGTGTCGGTCATGAGAAGACGAGGGTTATATGATCGGTTTGACACTTATTGTGATTGTTTTAATACTGATCACAATGATATATTATTACAATCCACATCACTAAGGAGGACATTATGGTTAAAGGAAAATTAGAAAGAAGATACAAGTTGATTCATAACGGCCGCGAACTCTCCAAAGGTTTGTTGAGTGAAGCAGGTAAGTATGATGCATTTCAGATATTAGTTCAACGATTTGATGAAGGTGTGCCTGGCGCAATTGATCCAGATGAAGTTGAAGTGATTGATATGAAGGAGAAAGAGTCATGATTGAAATATTGATCGGTGCAGCGTGTTTCTCCGCTCTTGGTTATTATGGATATCTGATGATGAAGTTGTGGGATTTACGTCAGGAAGAAAAAGAAAACAAAAGGAGATTTGATTAATGGCAGTTCGTTTTAATACAGGTAATAGTATTGAGGGTCGTCCCAAGAAAACAAGGCAGGGACGTTCTGAAAGAACTAAACTTGCAGCAACCAGTCGAAATGGTCGTAAGAAGAAATATCGTGGCCAAGGTCGATAATGTTGAATGAAATGGAACATGATTGTCGGATTCGATTAAAAGATACTCATTATAAGGAATATTCAAATTATTCCTTACTTGATTCTGAGTCTTACGAAGCATGTGCTAAAATTTACATTCAATACTGTGAGCATAAACAATTCGGTGATATGATACCACTCTTCAAGGAGGAGTTCTGTACTGATATGGCTGAAAGAATTGGATACTATGATAAGAACAATCAACTTTGTGCTTTCACGGTATCCTTTTTATTTCCGAGTGCGAATTGTGCATATGCAACATATTTTGCATGGGATTATCAGAATCCGAAACTTGGAATGGGTAATATTGCAAATAAAAATGAAATTGCCAGATATAAAAGATTAGGTTATGATTACTATTATCTTGGCCCTGCAATGTCATATAAAGAAAAACTTCAAGGATATGAGATTGCAGATGTGAGTAAGACATATAAATTTGTAAATAATCATATTATTTGGCACTAAATGGCATATTTAAATCATAGCTTACCTGATTGGTCAGTATATATCCGAAACGAATTCCTCTATAATCATAAAAAGGGTCATGGAGAGGTAACAAAGTGTGATATTCACTCTGTTGCAAGCATGGAAAAGAGAACTTTACTGTTTGAAGCATTTTTAGAGAATGGTGTAAATTGGACAAGAAGACCTTTACACGCATTTTGTTGGAAACCAGACGCTGAAATTGAACCTTTGGAGGACATCATGTACTGGGATTGTTTCTCTCCATACATCGATGTTCAGAGAAGAAATCGTTTATCTGGTTTAGATGCAGAATTAATACGTCCAGATGGCAAAAAAGTCATTGGAACATATCTATGGACATTTGATTGGGCATGGGAAAATAAAGGAATTCTCGATTTGAACTTTTCTGAGACTCCAGAACATAAATGTGCTCATTTATTTAAGGTCGAAACAGGAAATTTTTATGCATATCCAAATAATCGCATCATTTGGTATGATAATGCATGGGTTTTTGACCGAATTGAGCAAAATCCAGGCTATGAAATTGATTTAACACTGTACTCCGTTGAAAATAAACGAAAAATTGAGACATCAGATCATTATATGTACGAGGTGAAGGATATAAGTCGTGAAAATGAGCAAAAAAACTCCGTTGAAATCAATATTGAACCAGAATTAGGATGAAAACTGACACATTATTACGCATTTACCTTGCTGTGAAGAGAAAAGCTCGTAAATTAAAGTATCCACCTGTTCGGAAACATCATAATATACACACATTCGGATGAAAAAATTTGAAATGGGACAACATTTGCTTCTTGAGGTCTATGATTGCACCTTTGAGCAGCTAAATTCGACTCATTTTCTTCGTTCAATCTTTACAAAAGCAATTTTACGTTCAGAAATGATTATTTTAAACGAATATACACATAAATTTAATCCTTGTGGTGTAACATTGATGTTTGCACTTGCAGAAAGTCATGTTTCTTGTCATACATGGCCTGAAGAAGGTTGTTTGAGCGCTGATTTTTATACTTGTGGTGAAAAAGATCCAAAAATAGCTGCTAAATACATTATTGATAACCTATATTCCATTGATTATCGAGTTCGTGAAATAAAACGGTAAAAAATAGGTATAAATAAAACAGGAAACTTTTTGTGTAAATAGTGGCTTCTAGGGCATTCAAAGATATTAACTTATCATTCAAACGTCATCCTGTGACGAATGATGTGGTAACGATTCGTGATGAGGATGCAATTAAAAGATCAGTCAAAAACATAATTTTTACAATTCTTGGTGAAAAACCATTTGAACCTTTTTTTGGATCAGTAATTAATGAAGCGTTGTTTGAATTAAATACAACTCTGAGTGAGATTCAAATTCAAGATGAAATTAAATCATCTTTGCTTAATTATGAACCAAGAATTGATAATATTATTGTAACTGTAACAGTTGTACCTGATACGAATGAAATGAACTGCGTTGTCCAATATGACATCGTTGGCGTTCCAATTCCAGCACAAGAAGTGGATGTTATTCTTTTCCCAGCTAGAGTATAATGGCTTTCGGTCAATATGTAAATTTAGATTTCGATCAAATTAAAGTTTCCATCAAAGATTATTTGAGGGCAAACACAAATTTTACTGATTATGACTTTGAAGGATCAAATCTTTCAATAATTATTGATGCATTAGCATATAATACATATACAACTGCCTATAACACCAATATGGCAGCAAATGAGTGTTTTCTTGATTCCGCTACACTTCGAGAGAACGTTGTTGCACTTGCTCGAAATATCGGTTATGTTCCAAGATCTCGTCGTTCTGCAAGAGCAAGGATATCTTTTGATGTAAGTGGTTTAATTGAAACATCAACTCTGACAGTAAATGCTGGTATTATTTGTAATGGTGCTGGTGCAAATACAAACTTCATATTCTGTATTCCAGAGGACATTACGGTTCCAGTTGTGAATGGCGTTGCTGAGTTTGACAATATTGAGATTTTTGAGGGTAATTTTGTATCACAGAGCTTTACAGTTGATACGAGTTTGTTTAATCAAAAGTTTATTCTTGATAATTCCTTCATCGACACATCAACAATTAAAGTTAAGGTTAAAGATTCCTCAACATCAACATCTTCAGTTACTTTTAAACAAATTGATAATATTATCGGTATAACCTCAACTTCATCTTCTTATCTTTTACAAGAGGTTGAGGATGAAAGATATGAATTGATCTTTGGTGACAACGTAATTGGTAAAAAGTTATCAAATAATAATGTAGTTGAAGTTTCTTACATCACTACTGATGGCCGAGATGGAAATGGAGCTTCTGAATTTAGTTTTGTAGGTAATATCACAAATCAAGATGGTGCAATCATCGATGCATCTTTAATCTCATTAGTCTCAACAGATGAGAGATCAAGAGATGGTGATGAAATTGAATCGATATCATCAATTAAGTATTTTGCACCTCGAATCTATTCTTCTCAGTATCGTGCAGTCACATCATCTGATTATGAATCAGTTTTAGGTTTCATTTATCCAAACGTTGAGTCTGTAACTGCATTTGGTGGTGAAGAGATGACTCCACCTCGTTTTGGTAAAGTTTTCATTTCAGTCAAACCTCGAAATGGTGATTTTCTATCAGATGAAACAAAAAGAGAATTAATTCAAAAATTAAGAAGTTATGCAGTTGCTGGTATTGTGCCAGAGTTTATTGATCTAAAATATTTGTATGTTGAATTAAAAGTTAATCCATATTATAATCCAAGTTTAAATGATCAACCCGAAGATTTGAAAACAGGTGTTTCAAATGCTTTAACTCAATATTCACGATCAATTGATATTAATAAATTTGGTGGTCGATTCAAATATAGTAAAGCAGTATCACTTGTAGATAGTGTTGATGCATCAATTACATCGAATATTACTCTTGTTACGATTCGTCGTAATTTAAAAGCAGTTTTAGGTCAATTTGCTCAGTATGAAATATGTTTTGGTAATCATATTCATAGTCAGGAATCTGCATATAATGTTGTATCAACTGGATTTACGATTGAGGGTGTTGTTGGAACAGTTTATATGGCAGATGAGGTTGTAGATCGTGAAACAGGTCGTATGTTCTTCTTTACATATGAGGAGGGTGGAACTCCAAATATTGTGAAGAAAAATGCTGGAACAGT